CTTGCACAACCACGAACCCGACCTCAGCGAATACTCGCCGGCGGACGTTAAGAAAGCCGAGGTTGCCTACCAGAACTTCCGTCGCTGGTGGGACGAAGAAGGTCTCACCGTCATCGAGCCGGAAGTGCAGTTGGTCTCCGAGGAGTATCTCTTCGGCGGCACCATCGACGCCCCCAGCCGCGACCGTGACGGCAAGATCGTGCTGCTCGACTGGAAGACATCCAAAGCCATCGTCGGCGCCCACAAAATCCAGTTGGCCGGCTACGAGCAATTGTGGAACGAGAACCGGCCCACAATGAAAGTCCAGCGCCGCGGGATCGTTCGCATCGGCAAAGAATCCCCGGACGATTTCGAGGTCGCCTGGATGTTCTCGGCTGAGCCGTTCTGGAAGGTATTCCAAGCGCGCCTCGCGCTGCACTACGCGCAGTTAACGCTCAAAAAGGCTGCCTAATGCCACGCCGCACCCGCCGGTTCGTCGTCCGAGAACAGACCTTTGGTCTGGTCGTCGAGTTTTACTGCGGCACGCCGCAGGCAACGGCGATCCGGCGGTGCATTGCGCTGCTCCAGCTCGACCCCAAAGACCCTGACAACGAACCCGACGACACCGACGCCGCTTGGGCCATGTGCAATGGAAGCCAGGCGGTCGTCTGGATTGAAGACGCCGCGGACACCGGCTCGCTCGTCCATGAGTTGTATCACGTTGTGCAGGATTTCCTAAAGCACATTACCAGCAGCGACGAGGAAACCGGCGCTTACTTGATCCAATACCTTTTCCGAGAAGCCATCAAAAAGAACAAGCCATGAAAAAACCCGCAGGACTCTACGCAAACATCCACGCCAAAAAAGCCCGCATTGCCGCCGGAAGCGGTGAACGCATGCGCAAGCCCGGTTCTGCCGGCGCTCCGACCGCCAAGGCATTCCGCGCATCCGCCAAGACCGCCAAAGCGCGCCGATGACCTCCGGCCTCCTCATCGCCTTGGTCGGCTTCATCTACTTCGCCGTGGCCATCGACCTCGGCCTCATCCAGCACAAGTTCTGGCACGGACTCGTCTGGTTTGGCTACGCAGTCGCCCAGATCGGTCTCTGGCGCATCACAATTTATGAGTAAATTCAGCATTATGACAGACGAGATCGCCGAAATCGACAAGACCATCACCCTTCTCCGCAGCAAGCGCGAGAAGTTGGTCGCGCGCGAGGCGAAGAAAAAGGCGGATCAGCTATGCGCCGAGATGCGCAAGCGCAAACAATCCAAATGACTTTCAAGTTGCAGGCTCAAGCGGGTTCTTGCCGCGGTTCATGTGGTGTGGCCGCGCGGACCATCTCCGGGATGCCCAGCTCCAGCGAGCAAGACGACTGGGGCGCCTGCACATTCTTTCCATGATCTCTTGGCCGCCCCAAAACTTCCGCGTCGAGGTAGACGGCATCGGCACCTGCCGCGTGCTCTACGTTGTCGCGCAGGGCGGCATGGAGAACGACTATGTCACCGTCTGCCGCGAAGACAGCGGCCGGTGGCTGACTGCGCGCATCGACCAACTCGCTGCTGCGGAGAATCCGACTTTGGACATTTTGGGCGCTGGCTAGGCAATTCGTAACAACGGTCCTAGGGAGGACCGAGCGCTAACCAGCCAGCGCCCATTTACATTTTAGGAAAGGAGCGCCGCGGAGCCGGCGCGAGGGAGTGAACGAACATCAGACACGGTTTAAGCCGTCGCCGCACCCTGTCATGCAGGTCGATCTCGACTTGCTCGAGAAGTTGGGACCGGACGAAGGCTGGAAATACTTAAAAACACGCGAAGAGCTGATCGCCCGCGAGGCATCAGATCCGTTTCGCTATGGCTACATCCCGCCGGTGTGGAAGCGCGCGTCTGAGCTGCTCGAAAAGCACCGCGAGATCCTCGTCATGGGCGGAAACCGCAGCGGAAAGACCGAATGGGCCGCGAAAGAGGTCATCAAAACCATGTATTCCAAGCCTGGGGCGGTCGTCTGGTGCTTTCAAACGACTGCTCCAAATAGCATCGAGCTTCAGCAACCCCGCATTTGGAAATACATGCCGCCGGAATGGCGCAACGCGCGCAAGGGACAGGTCACCAACATCACCTACAGCGTCAAAGGCGGTTTTACCGAGGCAAAATTCGTTGCGCCGAACCAAGCGGTCTGCATTTTTCGCAATTACGCGCAAGATCCGTCAACGATTGAGGGCGGCGAGATCGACATGGCCTGGGCAGACGAGCTGGTCCCGCTGGATGTCCTCGAAACCCTCCGTTTCCGCCTCGTAGACCGTAACGGTAAGCTCGCCGTCACCTTCACGCCGGTGCAGGGCTGGTCGCCGACCGTAGCTGACTACTTGAGTGGTGCAAAAAATGTGCAGGAGGTGGACGCCGAACTACTGCCGCAATACAAGCAGTGCCTCGGAGTCACAAACGGAGTGCTCACAGGGTACGAACAGGTGCCCATTGAGCAGATCAATCCCAAAGGCCGCCCGATCCTCTACTTCCACACCCAAAGCAATCCCTGGGCCGGCTGGTCGCGGATGAAGAAAGAGCTGCAGAGCGAAACCAAGGAAAAAATACTGTGCCGCGCTTACGGCGTGCCCACCAAAGCCATCAGTGGCCGGTTTCCGCTGTTCAATCCGAAGGTCCACGTCATCCGCCACAGCGTTGTCCCGCAGGGCACCCGCTACCACTGGGTCGATCCGGCCAGCGGCAAAAACTGGGCGATGATTTGGACCGTCCACGACACTGCCGGCCGCATTGTCGTCTACCGCGAATGGCCAGACCAAACGTCCTACATCGAAGGCGTGGGCTACGCCGGCGAGTGGGCGCTGCCAGACGGCAAGAAGCTCGACGGCAAGCCCGGACCCGCGCAGCAGGACTTCGGCTTCGGCCTTGAGCGCTACCGCGACGAGATCCTGCGCGTTGAGAACGGCGAGGAAATCTTTGAACGCTGGATGGACAGCCGCTACGGCCACGCGCGCACGCTCGGCAAGGAATCGCCGACCACGCTCATCGACGAGATGGCCGACTTGGACATGAACTTCACGGCCACCCCGGGTGATTCCATCGATGAAGGCGTGTCGATGATCAACGATGCCCTGTCATACAACCCCGAGAAGCCGGTCGATGCGCGCAACCAGCCGAAGCTCTACATTTCGGAAAATTGCAAGAACGTCATCTACGCGCTGCAGACCTACACTGCGGCGGACGGCAAAAAAGGCGCGACCAAAGACTTTATCGACCTCCTGAGATACGTTTGCCTTTCGGACGCCATCAACGTCGAGGGCGACATCCTGCGCTGCACCGAGGGAGGCAGCTACTGATGGCTCCATCCGGCATCGTCCCGCCGCCTCCGCGTGTGCGCCCATGGCGCGGACGCAGCAAAGAGCCGCTGCGCTGCGGAGTGTGTTCCAAGCAGCTTGGTATCGAGGACATCCATGGCGTGGACGAGATGCTCGGGCCGGTCTGCCATGAGTGCGGCCCGCACGTCATTGCTGCCAACAAAGTCATGTATCCGTTTTGGATCTAAAGCGTCAGAAATGACGAATTAACCCCAATTCACATGCGTAAATCATCACAAATGACGAGTTAAGCAAGTCAACCGACTGCATTCGCCATTTGCAAACCTCGAACACAAACAACGTAAAAATTATGCTATTCGTGAAAACCAAAGCCATCCCGGCCGATCTTTACCGGCCCAACGACAACTACGAACCCAAAGGCGCCCTCGCCTTCTCCCGCGAGCAGGCGCCGCCGGCCTTCATCGCCGTGATGACCGAAATCCAAGACCGCATTGCCGACACCTCCCTGCTTGTAAGCACCATGGCCACCGCCAAGGAACCCGGATACCTCGCCCATGCCGCCGGCCAGCTCTCCGCGCTCAACGAATTGTGGGACGCGCTCGAGCAGCGCCGCGCCGAGTCGGTGACTGTGGAATAAAAAATAGTGCTGGACTTTTGTACAGCAGCCGCTATACTTGATAGTATCAAAGTGGAGTCGTGCCCTCATGGCACATCGGTTTGATCGGACTGAGCGCCGCCCGCTCTGGCACTACTTGGAGGTTATTCCATGGACGAAGGGAAAGCAGCTCCGGCTGCAGGTAAGGACGATATCATTTCACTGGCTCTCGATGAGCTGCGGCCACCGGCCGAGCGCGTTGAGGAAGAGGTGAAACCGGAGGAATCCGGCGATCTTTCACAAGACGAGACGAACGAGGAATCCGCGGAGCAATCCGAGGAATCCTCCGAAGATGCAGAGGAAGCGACCGAGGACAGCTCCGAGGACGAAGACGAGGCCGGCGAAGAGGACGAAAAGCCAATCAGCCAGGACAAGATCCAAAAAAGGATTGATAAACTGACCGCGCAAAAGCGCGCCGCCGCCGAAGAAGCCGCCACCGTCAAAGGCCAATACGAGGAAGCCCAAAAGCGCCTCGCCGAGCTGGAAGCCCAGGTCAACGAAGCCGCACGCCCTGTGCTGCAGCCGACCGCGGAGAACCCGCTGGCCGATGTAGACACCTCCGAAGCGCTGGACGCCAAAATCAAGTCCGCGCAGGAAGTCCGCCGCTGGGCCTTAAAAAACAGCGACGGCGCCACGG